TAATCCGCCATTTTTCATTTTTTCAACACCTCTAATATTGCCTTTATTCATTGAAGCATAAAAAACTTGTTCTCCACGCTTAGATCCATACTGATCTTTCATAGATTTCATAATTTTTTTACCTTTTTTGTTCAGTGGCACGATCTTTCTCCTGTTCCATTTTATCTTCTTGTAATTCTATCCTTTTTCTACCAAGTTCTTCGTTCAAATTCAACTTATCTTCGGCTAAAGTTTGTTGTGCACTGAATTTATTAGTCTCAAATTCCATTTTTTGAGCTTCTTCTTGTGCTTTTCTGTTAATATCCATCGCTCTTAGGTCTAATTCTCTCTGTTTAAGAGCTAAAAGTGGATCTTGGTTTTGTTGAGCAGTAAATTGTTGCTCCATTGCAACTAATTCTTGGACTCTTTGAGCAATTCTTTGTGCTACAGCGTTGTCAAATTCAATTGTAAACGCTTCTTCATCAGTAGATTGCAGTTCTGCCATTCGTGGATCTTGATTAAATGCTTGTAAGATCTCTTGTTTGACTTGTAAAGACACGTGTTCCATTAAATGACCTTGAAGCAATCCATAAATTTGTGGATTCACTTGAACCATTCTTGATGTCATGAATGCCATATGTGCTTGAATGTGTGCTTCATGATCCTGTTGTGGAAATGCTTTAGGAATTATCATCTGTAATGCACCTGTATTTTCAATTGCAGGGTCTAAAGGTTTCGGTGGTTCAGGTGGTGGTTTTAAAATACCACTAATATTTTTTACTCCTAAAGCTTGGTACATTCTTTTGTATGCTTCATGAATGTCATGCATCGCTGGATTTGATTGTGCAAGTTGTAATTCAGCTTGTGCAACCTGTATTCTTTGTGTCATAGAATAAATATCAGGGTCTGCTACTGGTATAACATCCACTCTATCATCAAAGTCAGCTTGTTTAATAAATCTATTACCCCCTACAACATCATAAGGATATTCTGGTGGCAGATATTCAGCGAATACACGTGCTAGCATCTTAAATTCTTGTCTCATTGCATAATAACATCTTTTGTGAATTGCAGACATGACCTTCGACCCTCGCTCAAGGATCGCCATTGTAGTTCCAACAGGTGCTTGTGCATTCATGTCAGAAACTTTCATATCAGCAATAGATGCAAATCTTCGTCCAGACTCAACACAGAAGTTTAATAACTGAAATAGTGTTTGATCTGGGCCTTTGAATGGTAAAAATTGAAATTGATCTTTGATGTTTCCGCCAGGAGCATCCACATCTCTAAACTCACCTGGTTGTAATGGTTCTGCGTCATCTCTAATTCTTAAACCTCTAGATTTAAATCCAGCAGGTAAATTAGATAAAGTTCCTGCATCGAGTAATTGTCTTAATGCAGAAGTTGCAGTTCTACTTAGTCCACCAATCATATGTATTAAACCAAAACCATAGAATCCAAGTCCTGGTAAAAACTTATAATGGACAAAGAAATTTTTTCTTTGTTTTGTAGGATCATCTTCTCTATAATTTCTGTAGATAGATAAAACTTTTCTAGAGTCCTCATCCACAGTAACTATATAAGGCACTTTGATTCCATCTGGATCTTCATAACCAGGTAAATCTAAGTTTGTATGAACCTCAATTAAATTATATAACCCTCCACGATCCCGTCCGTCATTTGCGGACACACCTTCCAGTTCATAAACTTTCTCTTGGACTTTGTTTTGTTTATAAACTGGTTTCGGTAACTCTATATCTCTATAGAAACCCGAAACTTGTAATTTTCTTAAATCATTTTCTGATGTTTGAATGATTTGTGAAATTCTACTTGCGTCAGATAAATCCGATGCATTGTAAGGAACGACTAAGTCTTCAGCTTTAATAAATCTAGAACAAGCTCTATTCATTACTGGATCAAAATAAACTTTTTTAAATGTAGATCCTGTTAATGGAAGTATAAATAACATTTGATCCATGTCAGGTGTATACTCATCCATTTTATTCATGAGCATGTAGTTCATATAATCTTTAACTCTAGATGCTTGATCTATTTTTTCATCTGTCTGTGCACCAACGACTTCAGTTCTAACGGGTCCGTCTGAAGGGACTAATTCTTTTATTGCTTGTGCTTGAAACTGTGTTGCTGATTCAGCTAACAATGGATGGGTTACTCCAGCAGCACCTAAGAAAGGTCTAGTTGGAGATTCATATTTAAATCCTAATAGATCTAAACCTTTGATGTAAGTGTCCACCCATTCTTGTCTTGATCTTTTGTCTTGATCATAATCTGCTACAAGTTCACTTCCAAGTTTAGCTAGCTCTTGATCGCTAAGTCTTTCTGCTAAGTTTGCATAAAAAGATTCTTCTTGAACTTCTTCAGGAACTTCACCTGCAATTACATTATCCTCTTCATCTAAAACTGTATCGACGTCTTCAGGAATAGATCCTGTGTTTTGATCTTCAATTTCTAGTTCTTCTCTATTTTCTAAGTCTTCACTTGACATTAATATACCTTTGTTGTTTTACGTCTATTGCTCATAACTTTACCACAACCTTTTGCAATAAAGCCTCCACGTTTCATTCTTAATCCAAATTTTTGTTTTTGACCTTCTAACCCTTTACCCACTTGTCCTGCTTTACCAGTTTCTTCCTGTACCATACCAGAAACATTTGGACTTCCTGTATATTGTTGTAATAATTTATCAATCATTAAAATAATGGTGCAAAGTTAGATCTATCTACCTCTACCAATCCTCCTAGTTTATATCCCTTCATTTTTCCTTTTGAAGATCCATTTAAATCTATTACTATACTTTCGACGAAATTTCTAGGATCATCTGCTTCAAATTTAATTTTTTCTAGAGATGATGTACGGCTAAGATTATCATAAAATTCATCCATTTCATATTTTTTACTAAACGCATATTTAGGTATGTTTTTTTCTGTATCAAAGATTTTATAAGGTTTTTTAGGGTCTGTATGATATACTTTTCTAGTGGTAAAAGTTGCTCCAATTTCTTTTGCAACATCCTGCATGGCTTTAGGCACTACAGCCATTCCACCTAATTCATCAGTTGGAGCATCAACCATTTCTTCAGGATAATTTATATCTTCTTGTTTTTTCCATTTTCTGTATTTACCCATACCACTTCCATCTTTATTTAAAAAATTTTTTTTATCTGCTCTAGGGTTTAAAAGATCACCAGTTAGCTCTCTATTTCCTAAACCATAAAACTGTTCTATTTTTGCTTTATTGTTAGTATTTAATTGAAAAAAATCAGCAGGAGCTAAAGCAACATATCGTTTATTATTTTTTCTAGCATCATTAATAATACCTTTTATATTTGCTTTGACCCATGTAGATTCATTTCCTAATGGAAAATAATCATAAGACCTAGAAGAGTAATCATACATAGAAGTATTACCATAACTGTAATCATTTGGTTGTCCTGCTCCTTCTCTTACAGGAGCTCTTCTTAATTCAGATTCTTGTACTTTTAGTTTTTTATTTAATTCATTTAGTTTATCAAATTCAGGTGGAGACAAAGGACGATCCATTGCAATCTTATTATACTGTTGAATTTCATCTAAAGTATCTTGTATTTCTCTTTTCTTAACTCTTAGTCTAATATTTTTCGAATAAGGATTTCTTCTTGTCATTGCCGTTGGGTCCATATCCGTTTTTCCACTCCTAAAATCTTTATAATGTGTAGATCCTGCTTTTGTCAAAGTTTGATGAGGATCTGATTGGAGTTCAACCATAAAGTATGTATCACCATAATTGTCCACACCTCTAGTGTCATATCGAACAAAAGTTACTGCATTAGGTTCATTAAAATGAACGGACCATACTTTTTTAGGATTAGAATTACCAGGAATAGGTTCATCTAAATATAAAACTTTTTCTTTGTAATCAAATCCACCACCAGGAAAAGTTCCTCGGTGTCTTGGTGCATCGGTTGCTTTAACGCCACGCTCTGCAATATTGATTGCTTTATCATATTCATCCATTAAAGTTCTTATTAATATTTTATCATTGTCTTTAAATTGATTTAAGATTTCATTTAATCTATTCTTAGTTTGTTTTAATGAATTTAAATTATTTTTATTTGTAGAAAGCTTTGATGCTAAATCATTTATAATTGCTCGATCATTTTTTAAAGCTGAACTTACTGCGGTAAGATTAGATCTCCGTGCTACATCTTCTATTTCTGTTGTTCTTCTTAAAA